GGAAACCACAATGTCAAAATTGGTTTTGCCGAGCCTCGTTCCGACGGCGGTAGCAATGCCAAGCTGGCTAGCATCCTGGAATACGGCAAGCATGGTCAGCCAGCAAAGCCGTTTATGAAACCTGCAAAAACCGCCACAAAAGCAGCTGCGATTTCTGCCATGCAACAGAAATTTGAAGAGGAGGTCGAAAAGCGATGAGCCTTTTGGCTGATATTCAGACTGTGGTCGCCCCATTGGGTATCCCCATTGAAACCGGGGTGTTCAAAGATGAGGCACCGGGAAAATACATCGTTGTGACTCCCATCAGCGACAATTTCGACCTTCATGCGGACAATGCCCCCGGCGTTGATGTGCAGGAGGTCCGGCTGTCGCTTTACTGCCAGGGCAACTACACGAAGGACAAAAATGCCCTTGTGAAGCGGCTCCTGGCTGCGGATTTCACCATAACCGACCGCAGATTTATCGGTTATGAAACAGAAACTGGCTACTACCACTACGCTGTGGATGTGGCCCACTATTATGAAATGGAGGATTAATCATGGCTACTATCGGTCTTGATAAACTGTATTACGCAAAAATCACCGAAGATGACCAGGGTAACGAAACCTATGCTACGCCTACCCAGCTGGCAAAGGCAATGACCGCTGACCTCTCCGTGGAACTTGCGGAGGCGACACTGTACGCAGATGACGGTGCTGCCGAAATCGTGAAGGAATTTAAGTCCGGCACCCTGTCCCTGGGTGTGGATGACCTGGGCGGCAGCGTGGCTTCCGACCTTACCGGTTCCACCATCGACAATAACGGTGTCGTTATTTCCGCTGCGGAAGATGGCGGCACTCCTGTGGCTGTCGGTTTCCGGGCAAAGAAGTCCAATGGCAAGTACCGCTATTTCTGGCTGTACAGAGTCAAGTTTGGCATCCCCGCCACCGCCCTAGCAACCAAGGGCGACAGCATCACCTTCTCCACGCCCACCATCGAAGGTACCATCCTTCGCCGGAACAAGCCGGATACCAAGGGTACGCACCCCTGGAAAGCCGAGGTCACCGAAGGCGATGCTACCGTCAAAGCAGAAACCATTACCAACTGGTACAAGGATGTGTATGAGCCTTCCTTTACCACCCCTAGCGCAGAATAAGGAGGGCTAACCAATGATTGAAAATCGTGCATCCGTTATTCAGATTGGCGGCGAGGAATATACCCTTCTGCTGACCACGAAAGCCACCAAGGAGGTAGCCGGCCGTTACGGCGGTCTGGAAAACCTGGGCGATAGCCTTATGAAATCCGAGAATTTCGAGATGGCTATCGGTGAGATTGTATGGCTCATCACCCTTTTGGCAAACCAGTCCATCCTTGTCCACAATCTCAAGCACAAGGATGACAAGCGTGAGCTGCTGACCGAGGAGATGGTGGAGCTTCTGACCGTCCCCGCAGATCTGGCAACTTACAAATCTGCCATCATGGATGCCCTGCTCAAGGGTACCAAGCGCAATATTGAGAGCGAGGCAGACACAAAAAACGCAGCAGCAGCCGAGTAACAGACGCAGAACTGTTTACCCGGCTGCTTTATTATGGCTTGGCCCACTTACATCTGACACAGGATGAGGTGTGGCTCATGCCATTTGGCCTACTCCTGGACCTTTGGGAGTGTCACAAGCAGTATTCTGGCATTTCCAAACCCAAGCGGGATCGATTCATTGATGACATCATCCCGGAGGGAATCTAATGAAAGGCGGTGGTTAAATGGCAGATTCTTTTGGCTTAAAAATTGGTCTTGAGGGTGAGAAGGAATTTAAAAAGGCACTGGGTGAAATAAACCAGTCCTTCAAAGTCCTCGGTTCAGAAATGAAGCTGGTGGAGTCGCAATTCACCAAAAATGACACTTCTGCCGACGCCCTCGCCGCAAGGCACAAAGTGCTGTCAGAACAGGTTGAGGCGCAGAAGAAAAAGGTGGAGATGCTGAAACAGGCACTCGCCAATGCTGCCGAGACCTTTGGCGAAAACGACCGCCGGACCCAAGCATGGCAGATTCAGCTGAATAATGCTCAAGCCGCCCTGAACGGCATGGAGCGTGAACTGGCCGATAATGAAGCCGCCATGGATTCCATGGGCAAGGAAATGGATGAGACCGGAGATTCTGCCGATGAGATGGCAGATGACCTGGACGATGCAGGTGATGCCGCTGAAGACTCCGAAGGAAAGTTCTCCAAGTTGGGATCTGTTCTGAAGGGTGTCGGCGTAGCAATGGGCGCGGTGGTTACCGCCGCCGCTGCCGCAGCCGTTTCCTTGGGCAAAGCAGTGGTTGAGGCATACGGAGAGTATGAGCAGTTGGTCGGTGGTATCGACACGCTGTTCAAAGACTCCTCTGCGGCTATGCAGGAATACGCCAACAACGCATATAAGACGGCCGGTATGTCCGCCAATGACTATATGTCCACGGTCACATCCTTCTCCGCTTCGCTGATTTCCTCTTTGGGCGGCGATACGGAAGCGGCTGTCAAATATGCCGATATGGCTATCACCGACATGGCGGATAACGCCAATAAGATGGGCACCGATATTGGTCTCATCCAAAACGCATACCAGGGTTTTGCCAAACAGAACTACACCATGTTGGACAACCTCAAATTAGGTTACGGCGGTACCAAGACCGAAATGGAGCGTCTGCTTGCAGATGCCCAGGCAATATCCGGCATTGAGTACGACATCAGTTCCTATGCCGATGTGGTCGCGGCTATCCATGTCATCCAAGAGAGTATGGGCGTTGCCGGAGCCACGGCGGCAGAAGCCGAGCATACCATCGAAGGTTCTATGAACGCCATGAAGGCGGCAGTAAGCAATCTGGTGGTTGGTTTCGGTAATGCCGACGCTGACATCGAGCAGCTGTGCAACAATGTGGTCGATGCCTTCCAGGATGTGCTGACCAATATCACTCCGGTCATTGAGAATATTATATCGGCACTCCCAACGGCCCTGAACGCTCTGCTAGAGATGGTGGTGGAACTACTACCGTCGTTGCTTGAGACTGTTGTGGATCTGTTCTCCCAGGTGCTGAACACGCTGCTGACCCTACTGCCGCAGCTTATCCCTGTGGTCATTGAGGCAGTTTTGACCATCGTAAATACGCTGATTGAGAACCTGCCGCTGTTGGTAGAAGCCGCCATTCAGATTGTGATGTCCCTGGTACAGGGTATCGCATCGGCTCTGCCGACCCTTATCCCGGCAGCAATCCAGGCGGTTATCACCATCGTGCAGAGCCTTATCAACAGCCTGCCCATGATTCTGGATGCCGCTCTCCAGCTGATCACCGGACTGGCAGATGGTCTTCTTGCCGCTATCCCAGTGCTGATTGCTGCATTACCAGAAATCATCCTCAGTATTATCAACTTTATCCTGGATGCCATTCCGCAGATTATTGAAACAGGTATTCAGCTGCTGACCTCTTTGGTGGCGGCTCTGCCTACTATCATCACAGCCATTGTGGAGGCAATCCCTCAAATCATCGACGGTATCATTACTGCTGTGCTGGGTGCCATTCCTCAAATCATCCAGGCAGGCATTGACCTGCTGATTTCTTTGGTACAGGCGCTTCCGCAGATTATCACCACCATCGTGGCGGCAATCCCGGATATTATTTCTGGAATCGTCAATGCGGTCATCAAGAACATCCCTCTGATTATCCAGGCGGGTATCGATTTGCTGACCTCGCTGATTAAAAATCTGCCGACCATTATTGTGGAAATCGTGAAGGCTGTGCCGCAGATTATCACCGGACTAGTAAATGCCTTGAGTAAGGGCGTTTCCCAGTTGGCTGATGTCGGCGTAAACCTGGTTAAGGGCTTATGGTCCGGCATTCAGTCCCTAGCCGGATGGTTGTGGGATAAGGTCTCCGGCTGGATCAGTTCCATTTGGGACGGCATTTGTGACTTCTTCGGTATCGCATCTCCCTCCAAGGAGATGGGCTGGATTGGTGAAATGCTGGTCGATGGTCTTGCCGGGTCCATCAGCGCAAACGGCAAGGATGCCGTAAAGGCTGCGGAGGGCATGAGTAGTAACATCACTGATGTTATGCATGACCTGGCCGAGGATATGGAGACTGCGCTGCCCACCGACTTTAATGTCCACGGTAGCGTAGATGGTGCTGTTTCCTCCGCCACCGGAAAGAACGCACAGAGCGGCTTCTCCCTGGTACTGAACATTGCGACCTTCAACAATTACACCAACGAGGATATTCAGCAGCTGACCAATGAAATCATGGTCACTGCCGGACAGTTTGCGAAACGGAAAGGGGTGGTTTTTGCATGAATTATTTTGAATATAAGGGCATCCGCTCTACGGATATGGGCCTGCGTATCGAAAGCAAGGAGGTCTTTTCCGCTCCCAAGTATGAGGTGGATTTCATTGAGATTCCCGGCAGGGACGGCGAGTTAATCTCCGGCAGCGGTCGGTTTCCCAACGTGCAGGTGACCTACTCTGTGTTCCTTCCTGCAAAATCCATCGCCGAACTGGCCCGAAAAATTACCGCTGTGAAGGCATGGCTCTATTCTGACCTCCATTCCTATCACACGCTGTCGGACAGCTATGACCGGGAGTTCTTCCGGTCAGCTGTTTACAATGGGAAGCTGGATATTGAGGACGAACTGAACCGCATCGGTGTGTTTACGGTCAGTTTCTCCTGCAAGCCCTTCCGCTTTTCTTTGGAGGGCTGTACGGAGATTACGCTCACAAGCGGCGATGTGCTGACAAATCCCTATGTGTTTGCCAGCAAGCCTTATCTGCGGATTATCGGGTCCGGCAGCGGTGACCTCACTATTCAGTCTGAGGGAAGCAATGCCAGCTGGCACTTCACCGGGATTGATGAGTATTTGGAAGCTGACTCCGAACAGATGAATTTCTACAAGGGGTCCGAGCCAATGAATGAAAATGCCGCCGGAGACGGATTTCCTATCCTACACCCTGGCGACAATACCATCACCTTTACTGGCGGCATCCAGGAGGTCGCCGTCATTCCGAGGTGGTGTAGTGTATGATTCCAGTTCTGTATCGTGCCAATGCGACATCTTTCGACACTTACGGCATCGGCGTCCTTAAAGACTGCACCTCCTGCGAGGTAACCGAGGAACGCAACGGTGCCTTTGAGTGCCAGTTCAAATACCCAATTTCCGGTCCCATGTACAAGCAAATCACCACGGAACGCCTGGTCAAAGCGAAGCCGAACGATACGGCTGTAGACCAGGTGTTCCGTATTTATCGTATTTCCACACCCCTCAATGGTGAGATTACGGTCTACGCACAGCATCTAAGCTATGACCTATCCAACATTGCGGCACTGCAATGGACCAGCGAGTCCATTTCTCCCAGTCTTGCGATGGAGCGTGTATTCCAGAACACGGCTACACCTCACAACTTCACCTGCCAGACGGACTATTCCGCAGCCAAGCCGTTCTCCGTCGCCAAGCCCCAAAGCGTCCGGGCTTGCCTGGGCGGCGTTGCCGGTTCCTTCCTGGATCTGTGGGGTGGCGAATATGAATGGGACAATTTCAAAGTTATCCACCATCAAGGCAGAGGCAACCACACCGGAGTTGTCATTGAGTACGGCAAGAATCTGACCGATTTGGAGCATGACAATGAGAACACCGATGTTTATACCGACCTTCTGCCTTACGCCGTTGTGACGGCAGAGGACGGCACAGAAACGGTCATAACGCTGTCAGAGGTGCTGATTCCCATCGCCGCCACCACCCTGGTGCAGCGGAAAACCCTCATCCGGGATTTCACCGATTATTTCGACGAGGATAATCCTCCGACCGAGGATGGACTCCGAGCCTATGCCAATAACTATCTGAAGAACAATCCCCTGGGAACGGCGGTGCCTACGCTCACCGTCGCTTTTGAGCCGCTTTGGAAACTGCCGGAATATGCCGCAGTTCTGGAGCGTGTGTCCCTTTGCGACACCGTTACCATCCGACACAGCGTCCTCGGCATCACCGCCAAGGCGAAGGTCATCACTACGGTGTATGACACCCTTGCGGAAAAGTATGTGTCCATCACCTTGGGCTCCGCAAAAGCAAATCTACTGAACAATGTATCCTCTGCCGAAGCTGCCGCAGTAGATGCCGCCGCCAAGGTCGACCGTTTCCCGGTTCTGATGAATGCCGCTATCAAAAACGCTACCGGACTCATTACCGGACAGACGGGAGGATATGTGGTCATTCACACCGATTCTGAAAGCGGGCAGCCTTACGAGCTGCTGATACTGGATGCCCCCACCATTGGGGAGGCGGTCAATGTCTGGCGTTGGAACGTGGGAGGTCTCGGATTCAGCAGCAACGGCTACAACGGCCCCTATGACACCGCCATCACTGCTGACGGTCAGATTGTGGCGGATTTCATTACCTCCGGCACCCTGGTGGCAAACATTATCAAGGCAGGTGTCCTTCAGTCCCAGGACGGTTCGTCCTATTGGGATTTGGAGACTGGCGAGGTCGTTCTGCGCGCCTATGCCACCACGGAATCTGTGGAGAAGATGGAGGAGCGAGTCTCCACCATTGAGGATCAGAAAATGTACCGTCTGGTCATTTCCTCTTCCAACGGTAACATCTTCAAAAACGGCATAATCAATACAACCCTGTATGCCACCGTTTTTTCCTGGGACGAGAATATCACAGATACCCTCGATCCCAACCAGTTCATATGGACCCGTGTTTCGGACGATGCCGCCGCTGATACGGTCTGGAATGCAGACCACGCAGGCGGCACAAAAGCTATCGTTATTACCTCTGATGACGTCACCGCAAGGGCGACCTTTTTCTGTGACCTCATCGACACCACTACAAGAAACAGCCTGCTAGGCTAAGAAAAGGAGCGATTTTTCATGAGTAAAGCACAAGGTCAGTTTACGATTATCGACTACAATGACGCACTCACGCTGACTGGCTACATCGGGTCCAGCCTCGCAAAGACCCAGATGTACAACCCCGACAACGGCACCTATACCCCCGACTGGAGTTCCACCAACCTGGTACTGACCCCCAGTCTGTATGTAATCGGTACTACTACCGATCAGATTACCACTTCCGCAGTTACCTCCGTTAAATGGTATGTGGGCAGCTCTACCACCGCCATTACCTCCGCAGGCAACTATGCCTTGAGCGGAGCCAAGAGCCACATTCTGACCGTCAAAGCCAATGTAATGGCCGGTCAGCCCGGTATCGACTACCGCTGCGTTATCACCTACAAGGATGCCTCCACCGGGCTGTCCATTACCCATCCGCTGACCATTTCCTTCTCTCGTGTGGTCAACGGCTCCGGCATTACCGACCTGTTGGTCAGCACCCCCTCCGGTAATGTGTTCAAAAACAGCGAGGTCGCCACTCTGACCGCTACCGCCGAACTGTGGAGAGGTTCCACTGTGGATACCACCAATGTGTCCTACAAGTGGGCTATTATGGACTCCACCGTTACCAGCACTACTT